CCGCCGCAGGTAAATGGATTAAGCCAGTTAGACCACTGGCAAGGTAATGGGAAAGATAGGAATTGAACCTATAATGTTTACCACGAGGGAACGGTTTTACAGACCGCCGCAACACCGCCAATCGTTGCCGCTTTCCCATAACCCGGATTCCCGGGTTAGCAAGGTATTTATCGTGTTATGCCTGCCACTATCCGACTTTCACGGAGATGTTGTTTCATTTACAAGGAGGTGTTACCAGTCAGTCAAATTGGCTAATGAATATGCCGGAAATTGCACCCGCTTTTCAACCTCCAGATTCCGCTCAAATCTGCTTCATCTGTTTCTCTTAAGGGCATATTCGCAAAGAAAGGAGGACATGAAACGAAAAAGAAAGCAAAAACTTCTAATCAGCAAGCCCTACAAGGTTCACCACGCCTTGCAAGATTATAGTATCACATTCTTTTAAAAAAGTTGTCCCCACATTTTGTCAAATCAAAGCATATTTCTTAATTTCTCAACGTATCTCTTAACAAGATCACGTTCTTCCCGGCATTCTGCGTCCTTGGACATATCGCTCATTTCTGTAGTAAGCTCGTCAAGGTGTTCTTCCAATGCGGCGAGCATCTTCCTTTTACAGTCTTCAGACTTGCCAGAACGATAATTCTGTTTCTGTGTCATATAGTCACTGTAAGTATCTCGCCCATCAGATCGACTGTAATTTTCTCTTCCAGTTCCGTAGTTGCGACTTTCATCGCCGTAAGAGCTTCCACGATCATAATCCGGGTACATCATTCTTCCATCGCTGCGGCTGTATCTCCCCATGCCGCCACGTTTTCTTCCGCGCTCGCTGTAATCGTCATTGTATCCGCTACGCATTTCATCAAGGACGGCGTTGTAATACTCCGCTTTCTTATCCCAGTACTGCGTGTTCTTTATATCTTTGTACATATCAATCAGCTTGTATGTCATTTCCAGGTTTCCAGTGGTCAGTCCACTGTCAGCAATTTTGGACAGTTCGTCTTCAATTCTTGCACATAAATCTTTAATGTCTCTCATAATCACACCTCCTACGCTTCTCTGGTCACAACAATGTTCGCATTTGCAACAGAAATAGCCTGATCGCTTGTGTTCTCTACTGCAATATTAACGCAACATCCACGAGGTACATCAATATAGATGCCAGAGGACACATTGTTATACTGGTCTACTGCTGCCGGTGTGGAAATCATCTGAGAAGAAAGAACCGGTTCGCCAGAGATTGCAATAGCCAGAGAAATAGCTCCGACAGTGCCTCCTGTTGGAATTGCGATATTTCCAGAAAAATCCACGAAGAATCTCGCTTTGCACTGATTAGTCAGTCCTCTCAGCGTAATAATTCCGCTTCCCTCTCTGTGCTGAATGCAGTTACCTTTAACTGCTGTGTTTGAAAATACTACATTCCCTTTTGCTGCTACAGTCTGAGCAGCTACATTTGTAAATTCTGCCATAAAAATACTCCTTTCATATCACAAAAGGACAGGTCTCAGCCTGCCCCTCTGTGTAATACGGCATAAGCCGACATCCGAAATCAATCGAAAGATACTCTCGATATGAAGTTATCAGCAATTACATCCAGTGTTGCATCCACATCCGTAATATGTGTTTGGGTTAGGAACCTGATATGCCGGAATCGGTGCCGGATTGATTGCATTAATGAGCTGCTGTGTCTGAGATGCCATTGCAGTTGTAAGAAGTGCGCTCTGGCGATCCTGAGAAGCGGCGCGTCTGAGGTCGTTGTTTTCAGCCTGCAGGTTAGAAATCTTTTCATTGCAAAGATAATCAAGAATTGCTCTTGTTCCTGCGTTCTGGCTGTCAATAATGTCTCTTGTGTTGCTGTTCATGGTGTTCTGCAATGCACAGGTATTCTGTGCCATATTGTAGTTCACGCCCTGGATCGCTTCTCTGGTTTCACAGCAGCAGTTTGCAAGCTGTGCCTGGAGCGCGTTTGTATTCTGCATATTGGCTACAGTATCAGCATTGATTGCCTGCTGGATTCCGAAACCAGTCTGCATAATATTTGTGTTGATTCCATTGAATCCGGTAAGCATACCATTATTCATGGCATAAAAGCCATCACACAGGCCACTATTGATTCCGTCAAGTTTGCTAATTACTGCGGAGTTATCAAATCCTCTCTGAATGTCTGCCTGAGTAGCTGCTGTGGCTGTATATCCGCCGCCATTGCCATTATTGCCCCAGCCATTGTTTCCCCATCCGCAAAATACGAACAGGAAAAGAATGATAATCCACCATGCACCATCTCCGCCAAACATTCCATCATTTCTGTTGTTCCCAGTTAAAAGAGCAACGTCTGATGCTGTTAAATTTCCATCCATAGTTATAATCTCCTTTTTGTGTATTTACATCAATCTGGCCAGATTGTAATGTACTATTTCATATTTTTCAGCAGATTTTGAAACTGCCCTGCCATCTGTTGAACTTGATTAAGTTGCTGTTGAGAAATCTTCCCAGACTGCAACATCTTCTCAACTTCTGCTTTCGGGTCTCCTTTAAAATTCTGTTTAAACTGCATAAACTGCTGTATCATCTGCATTGGTCCGTTTCCCTGTGGCATCCCACCGCCAAGTACGTTAAATAATGGATTACTCATCTGCATTTCCTCCCTTGACTCCTGATTCCTGCACGGCATTAGATCTAACAGGTTCAGAAAATGAATTTAAACGACTTGCTATAGCGTCACATTTGGCTTTTAAATCGTCATATTCCTGCCTGGTTACGTATTTACTGTCCATGTTCTGAGTGGGCTGTTTAGGCGGCATCTGAGCGCCTACCTCGTGGTATTCAAACGTCCGTAATGGCTGTGGCATACCGGAAACGTCAGTGGATTTTATATAGAACTTTTCACTTTCACTGTCCATCAACAAAACACTTGTTCCGGGTGCTACCAGATAGGATTTTGCACCTACTTCGCCAGATACCCACAGAATACCATTATTGTTCTGCTGTGGTTGCTGTACTGGTTGAGTCGGCATCTGGACAGGCTGCTGCTGGAACTGATTCATCTGTCCCGGAACGCCGAAACTATATTGATAAGGATTGTTATATAATGCCATCTTATGCACCACCTTTCTGATTATATTTTTGCATAAAAAAAGAACCGGAAACAGGTCGTTTCTGGTTCTAATTAGTGCCCAAAAAGTATCAGCATACTTTAATTATTTTATTGTTCACCCTCCGGCTTAATCGTTTCGCCGTGGATATGCTCACGTTCATCTGTTCAGCACAGTATTCGAGTGTATATTCCTTGCATCTCAATCGGAATAGCTTTTCTTCGTCCGGTGTAAAATTACACTCTGTCAAGAACCTGTCTATATCTTTCTTAGTGAATACATATAACTTCATGAGCATACCCCTTATTAATGCAATTAACGTTGATTCTGTGCAAGATAATTTGTAAGCTTCTGTTTTGTTTTTTTTAATTCCTCCACATTGTTGCCGCTGATCTGACTGTCCAGCATGGTCGACAATACTTCCAGAATTAATGAATCTCGTTCTGCGATTCTCCGAAGACTTTCATAATCTCGTCTATCATGTTCTTCCAGTGTCTCTACTCGCTTATTGAGTCGGAATGCTGGTGTAATCCACTTAAAGATTACGGCTGCCGCCCCTCCGACAATGGACACTCCTCCGCAGATAGAGAGGAAAATCTGTATAAATTCTGATATGCTCATTTAGCTACTCCTTTTCCCAGTAATATACCGGGATCTCATTTCCGGAATCCCATGTATCGAAATATTTACCCTCTTGCACCGTCACCACATGACCATCTATGCAGAGAATATATGTGCCTGTTGGATGATCTACACAAAAGTCGTTGACTGTATAGATATATCGCTCTGACTGTTCAATCAGTTTGCGTCTGTATCCACGTTTATAGAGATATGCGCCCCAGACATAATTTGCACTTGGCATATCTGACAGAGTACATGCCTGTACCATTAATCCAACGAATACTGTTTCCCAGTCGAACCCGGTTGCTTTGCATATTGCCCGGACAACACAATCTCCGGTTCTCTTACCCTTAACAGGATTAGGATTAAAATACTCCCATTTATCCATCAGTCAATCCCCTTTGCTGTTTTATATCTCTTTGCCGCTCCTCTGGCTTTAGCAGCGTTCTGGCGGCTCCACTTAGCAATCATGAGCCGGTCTTGCAGTTCCCTCAGGTCATTCTGCTTGCAGTAATCTTTGTATGCAGCATTTTGTTTCTGTAAAAGATAAGACTTCCGATCAAGGTCTTGTTGGAGTGCGAATTTTGCCTTTTCGTTCGGTGCATTGTCAACTCCTGCTTGCAGTCCAAGAACCTCGCGTTTCGTTTTGCGGATTCTTCGTTCATAAGTGCGTTGCCGCTGTTCTTTTTCGTACTGTTTGCCTTTGTCGGCTTTGTCCTGTGCTGATAGTTCTGCATAAGGATTAAATTCCCCGTCACTTGCCCCGAAGCTGTGTCGACAATTGACCCCTGACAGTCCGCTTGCCGTCCCATATCCGGTCAATGAGAACGGTGGAAACTTCTTGTTCTTGCCAGAACGAGAGTATATCTTGCCTTGCCACCATGAGTGATTTCCCGGATTCTCGCCGCCGTCGCCTGTTCTGGCTCCTATGTGTGCACTAACCAGAACTAAATCCCAGTCCATTTCTTCCATGCGTTTTAGAGATATATCTCCCGTAGCCTGAGCCACACCAGTTCTGACAGAACGCGCAACTGCTGTTTCAATCGTGTCTTTTCTGCCAGATGGATATGTAACGGTAATACCATCGCTCACAACGTTATTAACTGCCTCTTTGATGGCTTGCGTATACCCAACTGCCCCAGTTATTACATGATTATATGTAAGGTCGCATTGCTCGATATAGAGCCTCTGAGCGGCACTTGCGGTTGTCCGTGTGAAGTTCTTCCACTCGCCCATAGTCGCAAGCATATTCCGCTCCATGAGCCTTATCATAGCCGGGGATTGTTCGAGCGGTACAGGGCTTAATCCTGCCGCCTTATATACCTTATCATCATACTCCATTGCAGTGATTCCGGCATCTTTAAACGCTTCAAGAAGCTCCTGTTGCTCACGTTTGGTGTATCTGGATAGTTCTGCCAGAATGTCTTCTAACAGTTCACCGGATTCCTGTAACGTTCTGATTCTCCACGCATCAGCATTGGTCAGAATATAGTCCTCGCCCCTGCCGATTCTTGCCATCATCCGTGATACGATCTCAGAGATGATATACTGGTGCAATTCTTCAGCAATTTGTTCACTGCCCTCTGTAATTTGTCGTAAATATTCAGGACTAAGTATAATATATCACCTCTTTCGATAAATGTTGTGGTACATGTTTTAAAAATATGCTACAATCAACCTATTAAGGAGGTGTCGCAAAATGTTTTTAAAACTGAAAATTTATTGCACTTGTAATTGCAACTATTACGTAAACGAGCAAATTAACACGGAAAAGGTAATTTGCCCAAACTGTGGTAAAGAACATCCGTCTTCATCACAAATTATATCTATGCTTCACATGGCTAAGTGCATTGATGATGGCAATGTCCCTGGCGTAAATACAGTAAGGACATTTGCTGTATCCAAGCGAGAAGATTCTGGCTGTTAATAATGTTATTGCAAAGTGGAGAGGAGTTTTAATCCTCTCCACTTTTTTTACTTAATTCACTAAAACTCTCTTGTAATTGGCTTTGTAATTTCGCCTGTCAGATATGCGAGGTATTTTTCTTCCCTTGTTACCGGCTTGTCTGCCATCTTTTTACTCCTCTCCGAATAGTGTTGGTTCCTTTGGCTCGGCTTCTTTGACCATTGCTTTCGCTTCTTCTAATACTTTTACTGCTTCAGGCAATGTTTTATATGATCCAAAATAATATTTCTTCTTATTTCTTTTAATTTGCACCTTATAAGTTCCCTCACTATAATAAATTCCCTTATATCCTGTTTTGTTATCTTTTCTTATCCTCTGATTCAAACACTGAGTTTCACTATCAGTCCAACGGCAGTTATCTGGTTCATAGTTTCCATTCACATTTATTCGATCTATGGACAGTCCTTCCTTATATCCATTGTTCAGTGCCCATTGTATAAATGCTTGCGGTTCTTTTTGCCATTCTTCACAAACTTTTATTCCTCGCCCACCGTAATAAATATAAGCTTTGTCTTTTGGGTTATTACATCTCCCCTTCATTTTTGTATAAACATTGTACAACTTTGTCCTTGAATATCCATGTGTTTTTACAACTGATTCTTTTTCATAATTATAACATCCGCAGCTTACAGTACTTCCATTTCTTAAATCTCCATGTCTAACGATTGTGATATTTCCACAATCGCATTTACACTTCCATCTCCGAATCATTTTACCTGTTTTACTATAAATTGGTTCAGCTTCTTCCATAACTACAAGTTTCCCATATCTTTCACCCTCAAGATGCAATCTTATCTGATTTTTCATATTATATTCTCCTTTTATACGCATATACTCATATACGTATATCATAACATATTTTATTCTTTACGTCTATACGTATTTATGGTATATTCGTATTAAAGGAGGTGCCATAATGGGTAAAATTAAATTTACGACTACCATAGATGAAAATTTATTGGAGCAAATTAAAATTCTTGCAATTAAAGAAAAGTGTTCCGTAGCATCTATTCTTGAAAAATTAATATCTGATTATTTAAAATCTAATTCAGAGGGAAAATAAATCCCTCTTTTTTATTCATCATCAAATAATCCTTTTGCTTGTGTTTTTTCTGCTTCTTTTGTCATTGATACCGCCTCGTCTTTCGTCATTCCTTCAAACTTTACAAAATACAACCATGCCGGAACCTTGCCAGTAGTCACATACTGCCACCATCTCGCACGGTCATTTTCACGTACATACAGGATGTCCCCGAAATCATAATTGACCTCGTAAGCTCCGACAGGTGCAAGCCCGTACAGGTCAGCGTAAACGTTCAGTGCGTAGATTACTTCGTTCAGACAGGATTCCAGTTTGTCTCGAACGTCTTTGATAAACTGGACTGTCCTCTGCTGTTCTGCTTCTACTCCAGTAGCCGTCTGAATTCCGCTAGATTCGTTAAAAACAAAGTATCCGTTAGAGAACCCAATCTTGTACCCTAACTGGCTTAAAAGAGCATTTATGCCGCTTATACGGGTATCAGTGTTTAGAATCGGGTTGATTTCTTGGTAAAACTCTTTCTCATCCTGTCCGAATACATTTTTCACATAATCCGGCAAGCTCATTTCTTTGCATCTGTGCTCCATGGCCTGCGGTGTCATGGCGGATACTGGTGATCCGCTCGGCATCAGCAGTCGGTCATCTGCCAGAACGGTTCTCTTAGAATCAAGGATTTCTTTTGCATTACGGCTGTATGCAATGTCCAGATCTTTCAACTCTTCGATAGCTTCTGCAAATATCGGAAGCCCAAGCGGTGTGCTAATGTCTACATTATTCGCTTGTGGTGTCCGCAACACTCCGTACAGAGGTCCATCCAGCTTCTCACCGTTTGCCTTGAGAATTGGTGGCGTGTCTTCCATGAGGTCAGCCCATTTGGTCTGTTTAAGGTCAATCTTATCTCCGATGCTCTGAGGAGATTTTGATACGTAGGCTCTGTTGGAAACGTAGTATGGATAAGTTGTCACTCCGTCCACGGTGGTTTCAACAAATCTATGATATTCAAGCCTTGTATAGTATTTCCGTCCAACAGTGTAAGAATCTTTAAATATGATTCCCTTAATCTCCTGATTGTCGTAGTCCACTATCATCACATCTGCCGGAGTAAATACGTCAAGGCTCTCGCCGTTTGGCTTAATGAACACCGTTCCGTAAGCGCAGCCGTATTCTACCCAGTGCCGAATCTGGAAGTATACCTTGTCAATCTGTTCCTGTAACCATGTTGCCCTTGCAGAACCATCTATCTGAATGCCAATCGCCAGTGTTGCAAGTCTGGCAGTCTCAGAACACACAGATTTAGCAAAATTAATCGTCTTGATGTTATTCTTATCATCTAGCCAGTATGGAACGCCTCGATATATGTTCGCACATTTATTAATCAACGATTCCATCTCTGGGAATTCTGCCGCCTGGATATTAAAGTCCTCTTCGGCTTGTTTTTTGAATATCATGTTAAACCACCTTTTTAGTGTTGTTATAAGTCCCATTTAGTCACCTGTCGCAATCTTCTTTCCACACGTCGGACAATAATTAAGATCAAACGGTCTGGAAGTAATGCTTCCTTTTCGGTCTTTCATGTACATGTACAACATACAGCCGTATATATATTTGTTCTTCTTACATTCTGGATTATCATAGTATTCTTTGCAGGAAGCTAAATTATCACAAAATTTACACATTATGCACTGTGCCCCCTTCTCATGGACAATGGACTGGTTGCGTATCTGAGAGAATCTATCCAGTGATCGTTTCCATCTGGATAATCTGCAATCACTTCTCCATTGCTATCTACTTCATGTTCATAATTGATAATTTCCTTGTATGCTCTAGGCGTTCGTGCCGGATCAATGACTAATGTTCGGCACTGTAACCACTCAAAAGTATATTTGCGGCTTCCCGGTGTAACAATGGCCCTACGTGCTGGAAGCCCTGCATCTCGGAAGTCAATAATACTTTCTTCTTCATCAACTCCGCAAGATATTGAATAATCATCATATCCTTTTTTCTTTATCTGGTTAGCCATTTCCTTGTTTCTTATCTTGGAGCCTCCAAGTTCGTCTAATAAAAAAACTTTTTCCTGATTAGGAACATAAGCTACACGGAGAAATGCTTTAGGATCTGGATACCACCCCCAGTCCTGTCCCTGGTAGATACTTTGAAAGCTCTGAATCTCTTCATCTGTAATTTTTCGAATTTCTAACAGTTCGAAAATATTTGTTCCAAGTCCAACAGGAAGACCGAGATATTCATGGTCGTAAGCTCTCTGATTTGTTTTCTTCAGATGCTCTGCATCATCAATAAATTGCTGACCAAGCCATTCAACAGGAACTGATCTATAATCGCTCTTGTGTCTGTAGCTGTCAACTCTCGGTTCCTCCACATACACGTTCGCCCAGTTGCTCCGGCTGATCGGTGGATTAAATGTCTTAAATACTTCAAATTTGCTTCCACCACGAAGTACAGACTGTTGAACTGTACGGATTTCTTCAATTCCGGCAAACTCATCAAGCTCCTCAAACCAAAGGTACTTGAAATATCCTTTTTTTACTTTTATGGACTTTGTTTTCTTAGCTTTATCCAGTCCTCTGAATATGATCTTTTGTCCTGTTGGCTTATACACATATTGCATAGGACTTAAACTGTCAGCCCATAAATCACTTGCTCCAAGCGCATCAATTCCCCATGCGATCTGTTCATACACGGATTCTCTGAGCGTATTACCGACTTTCCGAAAGATTACAGCATTTGACATTAAGCCATTCTCTGCATCCTGCATCATCTGAAACGGAATCATGCCGCCTACAAAAGATGATTTTGTGGATCCACGTCCACCGTACAGATCATAGTAAGTGTGTTTACCATCTAAAATATCCCAAAACACATTGTAAAATGCTGGTGCCACAATCTCATTCAGTTTGATAGCGTTACTTTCCATCCTGTTTCTCCGGTCTTGGAATATTGTTCACAATCGTAATCTTTCCGTCTCCGAAATCATCATTTTTCTTGTCAGCGTCCCAACCCTTGAAGTTGTTTCTAAGACTAAACTGAGCACCATTGGAACCATCACGATCAAACAGTCGTTCTTCTGCATACTGTTCTACTCTGGCTTTCGCGCGCGTAATCGTGTCAACAAACTCTGGTTTTGCTTGATAGTTTAAAAGAGCCTGTCTGCTTGTAAATCCAAGGGCCAGAGCAAGTCCTGTAACGGTCGGAGGGTGAACGTCTACAAAAACGGGAGACCCGAATTTATTAAACATTTGTTTGCCTTTGCTATCAGTTAAAGGATATCCTTTACAATACTCAAAATATTTTTCGATTTTTTTTTCAATTTCATCCACCGTTTTATACATGGGTGGTTTTCCCATTGGCATTCCCACGTTCTCACCTCCAAACAAAAAACTGCCACATATGGCATATAGTCATAGATATATACTATATTACCATACATGGCAGAAAAATTTGTCCCCACATTTTAATATTAATTGTATTATTATATTTCTCTTAGTTTTCTTAGAGTATCATAAAACATAGCCATTGCCTTGCGCTTGTATGCATAGAAATCGTCTCGCTTTGCCGGTATGTACTTTGTCTTCATGATACGATCATAAGATTTGTTTGTTACAATAGATTCATACACCAGAAGTTCAATTCCAGGAGGGCAAGAGCTTATGCAGCAATGTAAAATATCGTGTCTCTGCTCTGGTGTAGCTTTCTGGCATATATCCTTTAAACGGTTAATGTCTTCCGGGTATACGCCAAAATCAACAAGTGACTTTTGCCTGGTTCGCATATCATCACCGCCTTTTTATTGCTATTTACGCTTGCCACCAAAATGTGCAACCAAGAAAATAGTGCCAAATGATCCGAATATTATTCCAAATGTAAATGCTATTAAACTATCAATCATTCTTCTTCATCTCCTCCAACTTCTTTTTAGCTTCTTCACGAGAAAAATAAACCTTTGCTTCTTGCTTCTTTTCTAAAACTCCGTTAATAATTTGTAAATGAAAGCCTTTTTTATCAATATGAAAAGCATCCACTTTGTGTTCTACGATTCTAAGAGGTTTTCCTACAATATCATACATTGTATCTACAACCTTACACGGCAGCCTCACAAGCAAGCCCTGTTCTTCTAAAACTTCATAAGTGGCAAGTTTTTTAATCATATTCTCTATTGTTTTGCAATTCCCTGCGCCATGCGAGCAGCTATCACAAAATTCACCACATTCAAACTCTCGTTTTTCGTTATATGTGATACTGCCATCTTCCCATTTTGTTAATCTCTCCATCTACTTCACCTCTTCCAATTGGCTTTCTGCGGCATTTGCAAGCAATAACATTGATTCGATAATTTTATCTGTTAATGACATTCTGTTTTTGTTATTCGCAAAATACTTAACGTGAGCTATTGCTTCCTTGATTTTTTTTTCATCTTCGACGATTTCAGATGCTTCTTTTATATCCTTTTCGTTGCAGTAAATTGTAACTATCTTGTTATTATAGAATTTTAGTAAATTTGGAAATACAATTTTTATAGGGTTTAAATTGTTTTCCGCTCCCCATGCGAATCCTTGCAATTTTGCTATTTTTAGAACACTCAAATATTCTTCCTGTGTCTTTACAAACACGCTTTTTCCTGTTAAATCAATCATCTATATTTCCTCCTGCAAACGCATCGATGCAAGCGTTCCAACCAATCTTTAAAAGTGGCTCAAAATCTCCAAGTTTCCGGTCTTTCTCGTTATCAAATTTCTCCGGCAGTGGCCTCAATGGACACCAATCAGGCTTAGTACTTATGTCCTTAATATCTCTGCAATTTATTCTACAGAAATCACGGAATGTACTAATATGTATGCACGATTTACAATTTTCCGGTGTATTCATCACTAATACTGATTTATTCATGATTTCTTACCTCTTTTCTGCAAGAATGCTCCGTACTGTGCTGGACTGATAACATCTTTCTTCTCTCTGGCAGCCAGTCCATATCCGAGTCTTCCATTCTTTTTATTTTCTTCTCTTGTGAACATAGTGTAAATGTCTTTACCTTTACTCATTCAACTCCACCACCTTTTACGATTTCCAATAAATCATCAATAAGTGCATCAGAACAATCTTCACTACATATTGTTTTTTCATCATCATTGTATTTGCATAATTTACAATCAAAATTTGCTCTTCTGTGTTCAATCTGCTCCACAACCTTGTCCACATCAAAAGCTGTCGGCTGTTCGTCAACAGCTTCACACATAATTTCCGGGCTAAATGTTTCTCTCCCTGTGTTCAAAGAACTATTAATTGCTTCTTTCAGTTTATCTGCATTAATCAACCTCATAATCTTCACACTCCTCCGCATATTCATAACCGTCCATATCATCACATCTGCACTGGCAGGAATCCTGCTTAGTACAGCAGATGCAGCACTGTGTTTCACCGTGCAGGCAGTCTAATTTACATCTTCCCATTTAGTCCTCCTGAATCTTATCTCTCTTAAACGCTCAATAACTTTCTTCTGCTCCTCTTCTGCCTCACAATGTATTGTAATGTCATAGGTATCATCGTATGCACTAAATGTGCCGTCTTCGTTCTGTGCAAATGTCATTTCGTCGCTCATACTTCCACCTCGCTATCCTCTGGCATCTGAAAGACCATATTCTTTTTAAAACTTTTTACAAGTTCTTTGAAACCATTGACTTGAATATCGTTTGATTCTACAATTGCTCGATGTCCTGTAAATCCTGTCAAAAAAGTGCAGGTAATTTTATATTCTTCATAGGCTTCCTGAATCATATCCAGTACTTTCATGGCTTTTGCTTTGGTAGAATATTTTCCGGCCATGAGTGAGCCTGTGCCATCTTCGACATAGATATCCTCACTATCCTTTTCAGGAAAGGCTGATACTGTGCAAATATTGTCGAAATTTACAATCATTCTTTTATCCTGACTTCTGATTAACATTTTGTGTCCTCCTAATATCTGTCAAATTCAATGTTTGTGTCTGAATAGAATTTGTAAGCATCTTCTCTGATTTTCTTAACTTCACGCATGATAACTTCTTTCGCCTTTCTGACAGCTTCGTCAAAATCTTCTGTTTCAAGATCATAGTTATAAATGCTCAGTGCCTTGCTATTGAGAAACAGTTCATCTCCGCAACCGGCATATTTGTGAATACTGATTCCTAAAGAATTATCTTTCAATGTAAAAATACTTCCAGTTTTAGGTTCTTTGTTAAAATTGGCATTACTTTTGAATTTCATTTTGTATCCTCCTTGTCGCTTGCTCTTCGATTCCACTGCTCTACAGCTTCTTCATAATCCCATGTGCCCGGGCAAAATTTTAATCCGCATTCGCAGTGAATACTTATCGGATAACCTCCACTGTCAGGATCGTAAAAAGATGGCTTCCAATCTCTTTCTGGGATATACATATCTTCGTCTGTATCTATCTCTTTTCCGCAAAACGGACAAGGTTTTAATTTCTCCATTTCCATCCTCACTTTCCCCATGTAAGCAACTGACACGCTATTGTGCAGTCCTCCATGATTTCTCTGAATGTAGATATTGTCCTGTATTTTCCATTATTCATCCACACTCCAATCAAATCTCTGACCACATTTTGAACAGTAATCAATGTCTGTTCCAGCAAGAATTCCTGGTCTGTGGGTAGTTATAAATACATTCCCACATTCGCAGCATTCCCATACTGAGCAAGTGTCACTTCTGTTACGCATAAATTTCGGCCTTTGTGGTGTATGTTTTTTAATGAGTTGCCTAAACTCACTCATTTCAATGCTGTTTATTTCAAATTCTGTACATTTAGCCATTTGGTTCATCTCCTAATTTCAATTTCTCTGCAATTGCTTTAATCACTGATACAGTTACTCCGTTTCCCGCTTGTTTGTATAGCTGACTGTCTGAATTGACGAACTCTGCTTTTTCAAAATAATCATCAGACCAACCTTGCAGCCGAAAACATTCTTTCGGTGTCAGCTTCCGGATTGCTATGTAACACTGATATTTTTCATACCAGACCGCATATACAACCAATTCTTCCGACACTTGAACAAATATCCCTTGATTGCAGCTTGTGTCTAGTGTGTTTGCAATCTCTTTCCCAACCCTTCCTCTTCTGGTCTTGCTACCTGGAACTGATAAATTCACAGCATCGACACCAACTCTGCACTCTGAATATCCTTGTTTTGTTGCTTCTTTAACCTTGATTGCAACTCCATCGTCACTATAAACTCTGTCTCGCTGTGAATTTCTACCATTAAGACAACCAAAAAGATTTAACGAAACACTATTTTTTCCGTCTGCTCCTTCGACAGGAAATACTTCTGCGGAGCTTCTACCTCTAAGATGTCCGATAATAAAACATCTTTCCCGGTTCTGTGGCACTCCGAAATCTTTGGAGTTGAGCACCTGCCATTCTGCATCATACCCCCACTGCTCCATTTCAATGAGCAATCTGGCGAAATCCCATCCTCCATTAACACTAAGCAGATTTTTAACGTTCTCAATGAAAAGGTAAGTGGGTTTATCTTCTTCTTTGAGCTGTCCGACAAGGTACATAACTCTGAAAAACAGACTTGAACGGTTTCCTTGAAATCCGGCTTGCTTTCCTGCAACAGATATGTCCTGGCAAGGGAATCCGAAGCACCAGCAGTCAGCTTTTGGAATATCTCCGGCATACACTCTTCTAATGTCATTTGCATACCATTCTCCATTTCTGTATTCCTCCTTTAATATTTCTTTCTGCCTTTTCTTGATAGGAATATCTTCCAATGCCTTTCGCTGTTCTTCTGTCAGCAAGTGCATTGAGATGTAACTCGCAGTAGCAAATTTGTCGAATTCGCAAAAACCAACGCATTCATGCCCCGCTAATTCCATTCCCCTGCGAAATCCTCCGATTCCTGCGAAAAAATCTATAAACTTCATTTCAAACTCCCATCTTCTTAACCAGATCCTTATTCATCTCATCGAATCTTACATCTGTGTTCTCTTCAATGTCCTGCATCATGCTTAGAACGCTCATTTCGCTCCTATTTACCTTTTTGACGTATTCGTTGGCAGTCTGCATGACTGTGAGTAAACGTTTCGTAGAAAAGCCATATAAACGTCTCAGAGCCATCATGGTCGTAACGACATTAATCGTATCGCTCCAGTCTTCCCCATCGTTGAATCCATTCTCATAGGCTTCTCTCTCCATACTTTTGATCTGACTATGGCAGTTCTGCATAGCTCGCCCAAACGCCTGAGCCGCCTGATTGGACTGAGCTAGAGGAAGTCTCTGCTTCCGCGGCCTTGCTTTAAGCTTACTGCTCACGCTTCACGCACCTCCTAATATGCCCTGCAACGGCTTCAAACTGCTTAAGCAATGAGCCATCATCATTTCGGTTTAAAGTCCGATCATAAGCCGGAGAGACGTCCCACAAATCATTCACGAGGACACCGTGTGCCGCGCTGTTGAGTAGTGCGCTTCGATGTGCTCCCGTGATGCTTATGATCTCGTCAAGGGTGAACTCTCCGATATACTCAGTACCCTTGAACAGCTCATACAGTTTCATGTTTCTTCCTCCTTGCAACGAACTCATATCCTGTCAACCGGAACGCTCTCGGTGTCTTCGGGTGATCCGTTTCGATCAATCCATCCGTTCGCAGCATGTCCATGTGGCGAAGCACCGTGGCATTTGATACGCCGACGCCGTCAGCAATCTCTTTATAGGACGGTGCGTACCGATGTTCTTTGATATACCGACAGATGTACAGATATATGTCTTTATGGATCTGCTGACCTTCTTTATACTTCTGTTTGTACATTTTTCTCACGCTCCTCTTTCATCTTCTGCGCTCTTTTAAACATTTTTTCGAGATAGTCCGCATAAGCCAATAGCATATGATCTACAAACCCGTTTTTTCGATATTTTTCTGACATGATATGAATCTGTTCTGTCACCTGCTGCCAGTATTCATCATTTTCTTCGATTCCAGCAGTCTGGAGAACCAGTGCCGGGAAGTCAATCTGCAAGAACTTAATAGTGTTCGGTATCTGCTCGTGTGTCACTCTCATACTTATACACCTTCTTCTACCTCAAAACTCTGTTCAAGAAGTCGCTCGTTATCCTTACTAAACGCCTTAATATAGCTTTGTTTTATCGGTCTGATAAAATGTATACCATTAGCGGATTTTGCCCGGGAAACAGCCACATAGAACTGCCCAGGATCCCAACAGCAAGGATCAATGTTGATTTTCTCGAATGTCTGTCCCTGTGATTTATGAATACTGATCGCCCAGGCAAGTTTCACTGGGAACTGAGAGAAAGAACCTACTTTTTTGCGGACAATCTTCTCTTTTACGATTTTCTGACCGTCTTTTTCCTGTTCAGATTCCTCAATAACCTGTTTCTCAATGTCTTTGCTGTATCTGTACAAGCTAACTGTTTTGCCCTTATCAGTCTTGATGACCAGATAAGATTCTTCAAATTCTCCGTTGTCCACAATTTTCTGGATGATGCCAATCGTTCCATTGACGTAGTTTCCAGACAGATCATTGACTGTAATCATCACTTTTGCACCGATGTTAAGAATTAAGTCCTCTCTGGAAAATGCAATGTTCTTAATATCAGCAGACGTTAATTCTCCGTCAACTGCTGCATGGAATATCTTTTCGGTCTTTTTATCCAATTTCCCGAGGAAAGTATTATTAATCCGATCAGCTTCAGCATTTGTTCCAACCAGGAATGGTGCTTCTGGTATAACCTTGTCTGATTCGTTATTCTCCAGATATGCAATGGATTTTCTAATATTGTTGCCATATTTAATATCATTCAGCACATACTTAAATCCCTCATCATTCTGCCTGCATACCTCATCAAGTTTGATATATTCAAACCCCATTTCTTTCCAGTATTCAGACATGAAAGCATATCCGTGTTCGTACTTTCCACCCTTTCCATAATCAGATCCATACATCCGACAGAGAATTTTTCGATCGTCTGTCGTAATAACTGGCGGAAGCTGATAGAAGTCACCAATTACGATAAGTTGTACATCTTCCTTATCGCTGCCTTCTAATAATCTTTCAACGGCTCTCTCTTCGTTTTCCGTGATAATTGTCTTTGCAATCATGTTGAACAGGTCAAACCGGCACATACTGATTTCATCAATGATGAGAATATCTGCTTCTTTCAGAAGTTCAGCTCTGGATTTTACTTTTTTCTTGTAGTCCTCAAACTTAATTGAGATATTCAATGCACGATGCACGGTAGTAGCTCCATATCCGATATTGTCTGCTGCTATTCCGGTAGTGGCAGATACCAGAACACTTTTACCAGCTTTTTCCGCCTCATCAATAAACGTTTGAATAACCGTTGTTTTACCTGTTCCTGCATCTCCCGTAAGGAAAACATTACTGCCAGACAACATTGTGTCCAATGCGTACCGCTGTTTTTTATTAAGCTTCTCTTTTTTCATTTTTGTAACCACTCCTTATGCCTTAGTAACCAATTGTAACAATCTGAATTTTCATACAATTTAATTTTATTTTTTAATTTGTGCAATCATTTTATTTTTGTAACCAACGTGTAACCAACATTTCAACTACATTGGTTACACCGCAAACCCTTATTTTATGCGGGTTTCAGAGTTATGTAACCGTGTAACCAATGTAACCAAGGTTTTCCTATAGGAGATTGCAATGTATATATGATTTTTTTATATATTTTTTTATTCCCTATACACATGCTTTTCCGCGGGTTACATGGTTACATGGTTACAAATCACGAAAACGGAACACTTGTTCCAGTATTAGCAGGTATAAAATCAGCTTCAACATGCTCATTTTCCTGTTCGTCTTCAAGATCTTTTATATCAATAATCTTTACAGCAACAAGTCTCATTACACTTCCCCCATCTCTTTTTATTACCGTATCCCTTTTTCCTGTATGCTTAATTAATTCTCGATTAATCGCCCATGCTGAAAAGGCTTTTCTGGAGAATCCGTTGTTCTTTAAGAGATTTTCAAGAGGTTTCGGATAAAAATACACATATACATCTCCATACTCATCTGGTGTTTCCTTAAATCCCCACTGATCGCAACTGAATTGCGCATCAAAGTGCTGCCCGTACACAGAAAGACTTTCGATGATAAATTCATAGCATCTCTGTCCTTCCGATACGTCTTTCTTGCGTGTAGGTATGTCCACAACATCCTCGACTGTCAGCTCACGTCCATCCTTAAATATGAAATCTGTAGCTAATTTGTCAGCCAGTAGGAGCGTGGATATAGCCATGACCTGTTTTGCCGGAAAATTATATCCATCAAAGCCCTTTTCAATATCAGATTTCATTTCTTTTAATTCATCTGGTGTAAATCTCTTAAGATTCCCAACAAACACTCTTCCAGCAAAACCATAATTTTTCATTACAGTGCTATTAATCTCTGCTGGATTCTCATAAATATCTTCGCAGCACTCAATTTCAATAATTCTGTTGATTGCTCCACCGGAATCTGCAAATTCTGAAATAGGATTCTCGCCGTTACAAATGGTTACATTACACCATGTATTCTCCTTAGCTGCTCCGAGGTCCTTATTTGATCTTCCTTTCCCTTTACCGGAACAGAGATTGTAAATCAATGTTTCGTAGTTGTCCCGAATATATTGAGAAGCGTTCTTAGAGTCATCGAGGATCATCGGAAGGTTATTGAGCATATCTGCCCTTGTCTCCAATGATGTATCTGTTGAACGAAAATTCCCAACGTAGGCTCCCGGTGCCGGATTCCCCCAAACCGATGCCGCTATATTGATTGTTACCGTCTTTCCGCCTCCTGTCTGCCCATAGAAATCTACAATGAACGGCAGCACATCAAGTGGCTGTATAAGAACACTCGCAAAAGATGCCGCCAGTGCTATTCGTGGTTCCAATCGCCCACATGACCGTAGCTGCTTAGCCAGCGTCACCCACTTGAAGTAATCTCCGCTTTCCTGTATACTCTGGAATAGTGTTTTAAAGCGGTATTCGCCATCAAAAACGATTGAAAGGTCGTAAGGCACAAATACATTGCCATGCCACCCTAACTTGCTTGTAGAGTGCTGTATGTCAATCATATCGGCATTGTACATTTCCACATCTGCCAGATACTTCACAAGAAGCCTTGCATTCTCTGAATTTACCTGCACTCCGAACCTTGCAAGATTAGTTATTGCTCTGGAAGTCACAATGTCAATTTTTGGAACGGTTATTTCCGTCCAATATCCGTCTCTTTTGAAAGCAACTGTAATTTGCTCTTCGCCTGTCTCGATGTTCTTTAGTCGGCGAATCGGCATGATCGGGTGGTGGCACACAAGTTCCCTTGCCTTGGATGTCTCGGAAGAAAATATTCCGTTTTCCGTAGCTATCCAGCTTCCGCAAGCCATGTTAGGATATTCTTTTCCAATATCATCCTCATAAAAATTTGTTATATTCTCAACCAGTTGCATGGAACGATTTGCTTTTTCTTCCTTTTCCTTGTCCTGTTCTGCTTTCTGGAATTCTTTTATGAATTCCTCGGCTATGCTTTTTACTCTTACGTTCTTTGCTCTGTCCATCAACTTAAATTTAACTTCCGAGCGGTCGATTTTACTTTTTATCGCAAAAAGTTCTTCATATAACTTCTTCTGCATAAAATCATTTGCTTGCAAATTTTCAATATTTTCAAGAATGCTTCTCACCTCCTGCCTTAGCTGATAATATTTCATATCTGCTTTTTTCTTTTTCAAGGTTGAACTGGCACATATACCACTCTTCTGAACCAGGAGGGAAAGTTTTTAGTGCTGTTTCGTACATAAGTATGTTCTTTTCTACCTGCTCAAGCTCGTTTTGGATCTGAGCGGGATTGTGCTTTTTTGTTTTAATATCCCGCATTTCATGTCTGATCTGGTTACGACTTTTACCTTTTTTAGGAATATAAGTACCGCCCAGCTCTATAAATGCAGTGCTAAAAGGAACGGATTCATATTGCATCACGAAATCAAACACATCACCGCCAATTCCGCATCCGAAACAGTAGAAAGAATCATCGTAGATTTTGCAGGATGCTGACTTTTCCTTGTGAAAAGGGCAACATATAAATCCCGCTCTGTTCGGTTTCAGTCCATATCTGGAAAGAATTTCCGGCATTTTCACTGACTGTTTGATTTCTTCCTTAGTCATGACAGCAACTCCAAGATTCGCCGTCCAGTCTCTTCTTTTGTACAGAATTCAAATTGGACTCCGTATTTATCTCTGATCGTACATAGAGATTTGTATAGTTGACAGCCATCAACAGCTTTGTCAGATATCACAGCCTTTACTCTCTTGCCGTTTACAGTTCTCCAGATAACTTTGTGTTTCCTTGGATTCTCCCAGAAATATACATCACCAACTGATTTAATATCTGGTCCATGCTCGCATAGGATAATCAACTGAATACCTGCCTCACGCGCTCTGATAAGCTCCGCTTTGAATCTTTCATGCTGCTGGCAGACATTTCCACAAAGCTCTTGTAAATCCTTTTTACGGTCAATACAGAGTTTTGCATTGTCCAGTGATTGATAATCACCGCAATACAATTTAGATCGAAAATACTGCACTCCAAGACTATCAAACTGACTCTGAATCCGTTCCCATTCCTTTTTGTGTTCACGTGTATCACATTGTATGACCAATCAGATCACATCCTTCTGGTATTTGTATTTTCTAAAGAATTCACTATACTGTTTTATAATCTCCCAACGATTTTCGTAACGATTCCATTTACTATTCTCTCCTACTCCTATTTGCGTTTTTCCGATGATTGAACAGGAAGGGATTATTAATACCTTTCGATATGTTTCATCATCGTTCAAACAATATAAAAGGAAGATATCGCAAGTCGGATTTTTCTTTTCGAGGTTGAATGTAAATGCCTTTGAATTGCAATTGTTTGTAAATTCCTTAGATGCTTTTACGTCTATTTTTACACTGCTATCAGTAAGCAAATCATAAGGGTGCCTTGAGCTTGTTTGTACACTATTCAATCCGATATTCTCGTAAATATCTGAAATTGCTTTTATTTCATATTTGTTTCCAAAAGTCGTATCGGAATATTTAAGAGGCAGCCCAAGTTTTTCAGCCCAATACACAGTCCCTTTATGCTTTGCAATCTTGCAAGCAAGACTTTTATTTCCAAAAACTTCTATCATTTCGGAATGAGTTGGAAAATGATCTAAATTCAATTTCTCAACAACTATAATAATATTTTCTTTGATAAGATCGTCATTCCATGGTATTCCATGCGTATATCCCATTAACTCACCTCTATATTAATTGAACGGAAGGACATCATCTGCTACACTATCTGGAATGCTCATAAAGTCCGTACCTGCCGGATTCACTCCCATGATAGCTTCTTCTTTCAGATGATCATCATAGGCTTTTGTGGTGCGCTCTTCTGGGATATCTGCATCCTTAATTCCCTCAATACTACGGAACCATGCAAGTTTGTGACGCTTTACTTCCCTGTTGTCGTACCAGTCTTTCTCCAGACGGAAGATGCCGCCGATCAACTTGCCCTTGAACTGCTGTCCGAAGTTATCGCCCCACTTAACGGTAAATCCCGGATTTGACTTTTCTACGCATGTGATAAATGTTTTAAGGTTACGGACACCATAATCTACACTCTCGTCAATAACCATATAGTTAGTACCGGCATTCGGATACTTCTTGTCTGGACGGATATCGTTCTCAAACTGCTTCATAAAGTACCCTGCCTGTTCGTCTCCTTCTGCGAAATCAAACAAGATAACGAGCATATCAAGTCCACCCTGTGATTTTTTCTCCGATACCTGCTTAATTACCATCTTGTGACCGCCGAGTGTAATCGGTTCAAATTCTCCTGCTGCCTGTGTTGTGTCGTAATTATTTGGTTTCTGCATTGTCTGTTCCTCCTAATTCATAATAATTTCTTATAACCTTGTCAACTTCTGCAAGGTCGTTATCAATAGTCAAACTGTCAAACATTCCAATCGGGGATTTACTTACTGCTCCCTGGCTGGACTGAGTAACAAATAAGTGCTTACCGCTTTCTTCAATGCAGCGAAGAACGATGGTAAAAAGACCTTCCAAACAAATTTTTTCATCAAGTAGCTTTCCTATGGTCTTTGGTTTCACATCTCCAGAATCATCCTTTTCTTCGTGCATCATCATATATACGATCTTGTCCTGCGGTACTTTCGTGACGATAAACTGGATAAGATTCCAAAAATAGTCTCCGATATCATTGTACAGAGCGAATACCGCATTGCCTTTTCCGGCAGAAGCGTGTCCACGCATAAAGTGGTTTGTGATAAGATATCCTGCATCATCAATCACAATTGACTCCGCTTTTGACGCGATCAGGCACTTCATTACCTGCTGGTAATCATCTGTAAACCATCCATCAATCTTTCCTTTAAACGGAAGAGGTTTATTCAATACCCTAATAAGATTCCAGCGTTCATTCTGGCAGTTTCTAAGACTGGTGCTCTTGCCAGAACCAGATTTTCCGATAATTAATACTGGTGTTGCGATAGGTCATTCCTCCTTGTCATAAACCACATGTTTACTGCCCTCAACGATCAGTAAACTTGCGATATCCTTCATAGAAATGGTTGATTCATTATAGATTTCAACCAGTGCGTTATATGCTTCTGGCGATACTTTCACGACTGGGTTATCCTTATCGGTTGCCGGCTGCTTCTTTCTTGCCGGAATACGGATTTCAAATTCACTCACTAATATTTTCCTCCTTATATGATTTCTGAGCAGTTAAAAGCCCATTTAAGGCTTGTACGTAGCTCGCCAATGTTCTCGCCTTGTATGATTCCTCTATCGGATTATCCGGCACAATAGCAAACTGAGTGTCAATCAATCTAACAATCTCATTAATGCGCTCTTCCATGTTTACACCGCCTTAAAAAAGCAATACACATTGTCGGAACCATCCCCTCTCACCGGATTTTTTTTGCCATTCGAAAATGTTCCGCCGGCACAGTGATATTCGAGGTGGTTCAGATACATATCCGGGTTTTCCCAGTCAAGAATGTACGATTTCCGTCTGTTCAGCTCCTCTAGAAGCTCGTTCGCCGTTGCTATCAGTTCCATTGTCGGCAGGAGCTTCAATTCTATCTGATTCAGCATTTAACGGACACCTCCCATCTATTAAGAGCCTAAGAAGATGTGATTTTGCAAGTTTGCACTGCTCAGCTGATTCCTCTTCAAGCAATTTACTATCAAAATAGATTATATAATTGCCATCCATTTTCTTACCCGAATCCCACTTTGAATTCATAATGTTGATATCGCAAGCATGCACATGCGAAGCAATATCGAACGAAACAAAATAATCTGTTTCGTTCGAAACTCTCCACGCTAATTCAAAAAGCTCTTTGATTTCTTTTTCAAACATTTCCGTTCTCCTTTCTTAAAGCAGTGCTAAATACGTAAACAGTGCAAATACAATGCCTGCCAGGATCTGCTGCAAGCTCTTCTCCCACATCCACACCGGGAGAAAAGTAAGCAGGACCCCGATAATCACACTGACTACGATATCTTTTCTGTTTTGTCTGGGTGATTTCATTCTTTTTCCCTCCAAAAAGAAAAAAGATTACAGACTGTAAGCAATATACCAAAAGATATTAGTAATGATTAACAGCGCGGCAGTCAAAAGCCATGCACTGAACCACTTCTTAGTCTCTCTTTTTGCTTTTCTTACGATTTCAGTAGCTAACGCTGTCTCGAAATCGTTCCATGTAATCTTTTCATTTGTTACATTTTTTTTATTTTCCATGTTATTTTCCTCTCGCTTAATATTGACTTTTTAGCGGATAGAGGATTATAATTTACCTGTATCCACTAAGGTTGGTTTAGTGGCTTACTGCTCCGGGGTGGAGGTGCCGACTCCCTCCGGGGCGCTTATGCCAAATTTGCTTCTTTTCTTCTGTAATAGTCCAAGATAATTCTCGAACATTCATCGACGATTTTTTGATTGTCTTCCGGTGTATTATCCTTGCAGTAATCATCATGTATTCTGATTACCCCAGACCCCATTTTGATTGTTTTGATTACTGCCATCGGTAAACCTCCCTTTTTATGCATTCACTATGTTAAGATATGTTATTTGCTTCTTTTTGCTTCTTGTAACAGTTCTCCGCCTACTGCGGTGCTCATGTCCATATCATCAATACACGGAAATGAAGCCGCAGTGTGATGGGTATAATGATCATGGTTTTCAATGTGGTTATGCAAAAAATCAATAACCAAACTCACTAACTCATCTGGTCGCTCGCTGGGCGATAGGTAACAGTAAAGCCGCAGATCACAGTTGCAACAGTCTCCACCAGATTCTTTGCAGTGCCGACTGACGGCTTTATTAAATTGTAATGTGTCCATTTACGCTCCTTTCATATTTGTTTTTATGAACTCTTTTCACTTTTACTTTCTTCTTTCTCTTTTTAGTTTTGAACGAAGATTTCTTTCCAGTAAAGTGTGTAAAATTATTTGCTCCCATTATTTACCACCTATTTCTCTACGAAATAATTTCTTTTTTTGATATGTACTCACTCCCTTTTTATGCTATACTCTCCTTTGGAAAGGAGGAATTTGCTATGCCCGATAATTTTGGTTTAAGTTACAGTGAACTTTCAGAAATCCGTACTATAAATTCAGAACTGGCAGCACACAATATTGCTTTAGCTTATATCCAAGCAACTGCACAAGTTAATAAATTAAACAGAGAAGATGAAGTTAATTCTTCTGATGTACTGTCACTGTCCAACCAGTATGTACAAGCCTATAACTATGCTTATAATTTTGTCGTTCATGAAAATAAGATTATAAACGAGGCTGAATAGTATTTATTAAGGTGTCTTGACTCCGCTTATACATTTCTTCCATAACAGAGTCCAGATGCTTACGGGCAACTTTGCTTTCTGCGATTGTCAATTCTCCCATTGCCATTACGCAATTTTCTACTGCCTTGAGAATCTTTTCTTTATCATATCCAAGCATCTCAAAAGCATAGTCCGTAAGTCCGGCGACTGATTTTCCTTCCATCTTCATACACTCCTTTCTACTTAACTTCTGGCAACCTTGGTTCAAGAAACTTGTCGGTCCCAACAGATAATGCTCCACAAATTAATTCGTATTCATCGAAATCTAATCTGCGATTTCCATTGAGAGAAAGATTGAGCTTCTGAACAGGAATACCGGTTTTGTTGGCAACGAATGTCTGTGTTATGCCGTTATTCTCAAGGTATGACTTGATTTTCTCACCAACACACATTTTTAATTCTCCTTTCCGTTTAAGTTTCGTTCCTATCGAACAATTATAGTATAACTTCGAAATATTCGAATGTCAAGAATAAGTTTCGAGAAAATCGAAATTATTTTATTGACAGTTCGAAATTTCTATATTATTATTAGTTATGAAGGGAGGAAACGATAATGACATTTGGTGAGAAAATCAAGCAAGCCAGAACGGCAAAGAAGCTGACTCAGAAGCAGCTTGCAGAAAAAATCAATGCAAAGCATAATTCAATTAGTGACTGGGAAAAAGATAAATGCAAGCCAGATATGGACACTATTGAAGTTCTATGCGGCGTTCTGGAAGTAACACCGACATACCTCATGGGTTCTAAAAGCGATGATGATTATGCAATTATAATCGGAAATCTTATGTCAGAACCTGACATCTTAGATTTTATCGAGGAATACAAAGCACTCGATAAAGAAGATAAGAAAGCAATAAAACAAATAGTTTCATCGCTAAACAAAAAGAGCAAGGGTTAATCCCCTTGCTTCTTTGATTTTAGATATTTGATAAGAATCGTATAGACAAATTTTAACTTGCCCTCATTTTCAGTATTCTCTATCATTTCAATAATTTCCTTTTTGTAATCCATTTTCCGTCCCTCCAATATCACGCAAGCAAGAACATTTGTTCTCTTTTATTCCATTATACCCTCTTCTCAGCGATATAGAACGGACTGGATCATACTTCTTGCCCTCTGCTTAAAAAGTGTTCCCTCCATTTGTCTTGAACGATTGAAAAAGAAATGACATGTACATTCCGCAGAAATATTGTTGCTTTTCTTCACAACAAATGACTGCTGCTCTGCTTCAGATACAACCGCCTGTGTATAATTATGTATCACATATTGATTGTTGGCACTTGTCTTAATAATCACTTCGGAATCTGTTGGATCAATACTCTCACATAGCGGCGCATGCACAGAAAATGTGAGCATTATTCCGAACAGAAAAAATATAACCAGCTTTTTTATTCCTTTCATAAAATTCCTCCCAAATTAGTTTATATTATACTCTCAATATAACAATTATACAATATCTCAATCTTGCACAAATTTTCTTACATTAATGCTGTATTTGACGAAAATCGAGAAAATTCTACTTTTTTCGTTCAGTCGTCCCAGATTGAGCGCTGTCCGTTTATCATATAGATTTCGTCCTGGAGATACAGGGGTGCGTCATATCGTGCGATCACGTTCAAGGCAGAGTCACACTGGTTTCGCTTGATTGACTTGTAGGAGCGCACACGGAAGTTCGCTTTTAAGTCTGCATAGATGTTACTGTATACTCGCTGCCTCATTGACCTGTCTTGGTATGCGTTCGAGCCTTTTCCACCTAGGATATCCACGCCACGCTTGCGTACTGCCTCTGTGATCCTGTCGGCTTCAATTGGAAGGATTGGCAAATCAAATTCCAGGCGTTCAAGTTCCTGCCGGACAATATCCACTTTCTTCTCAACCTGGGTTACTCTCTTATCTACTACGATAACGGCTTGCAGTTCTTTGGAAATGCCAGAAAGGGCAAGTTCGTTTCTCTTCTGGAAATATTCATCCACCAGAGCGTCATATACATCCCACGCCTTGTCAGTGTTTAATGACTTTGCGTGAAGAAAAGCACCTTTCTGTGTCCAAAGGTAGAGTTTGTTGAGTCTTGACGAATCGTCAAAATGACGTTTCGTTTTAAACTCTTTTAATTCTTCACCCTCAAGGCAAATAAAATGTTTGCCCTCAATGTATCTTTCTTTATTTCTGCTGAAATTTTTTTGAATAATTTTAGTATCAGTTTCGTATGCTTCCGCAATCTGCTGTGTAGTAAGAACTAAAGTTCCATTAAATTCAACTTTTTGTAATCCGTTCATAATTTTTTTATCCTTTCTATAAAAAAATATTGATTTTTTACGGAAAGTGTGTTATCATACAGACACTCGTGGAAGAGTGATTTATAAAAATAACACAACTTTCCATAAGGGCATATTGGTCTATGCCTTGGTAAGTTTTGCTTGTGCGACAATTCCACGGCGCACAATTTCGGCTTTAGATACGCCCTGTTTGCGCGCTGTGGTGACAAGCAAATCATAAATTTCCTGTTCCATTCTGATTTGGAAATATGTGTTTTTTGTAATCTCTTTTTTAGGTCTACCCATAGTCTCCTTTCTGTCGTAAATTCCATTTTATTGTAATGACAACTAAATGTCAATTTACTCTAAGTATATAAATTATTGTAATTGGTTAGGTGCCCGCTTTTATGCAGGCACCATTTTCTTATTTTATGCTCTTTTCAAGCATATTCTTGATTTCGATAATTTCCTGCAAGATTCTATCTTCCTTATCTGCACGAATGTCTCCATCAATTAATCTTCGGATATAGTCGTTTTTGCTCACCCCCATTTCCTTTGCCTTTTCACCAACAAAATCAATTTGTTCCTCTGTGAGTCTTAACGTAAATGTTTTGATACTCATTGGCTTCTCCTTTCTTTTATGAAGTCGTATTGACTTCTTGTGTTTAATATAGCATGAAGTCATTTAGAAGTCAAGTATTATTTTTGTCGAAATCTGTCGAGTTATTATAAATTATTATGTTTTATTTTATTTTGCGCTGTGGTACAATCAGATAAAATAAACCATATGAGGAGGATTTTCTATGGAAAAGACCAAAAAGTGCAAATATTGCAAAACAGAGATTCCGGCAGACGCTAAAGTGTGTCCGCAGTGCCGGAAGAAATTAAAAGGTGGAAAGTTTAAGTGGATTCTGCTTACCCTTATCATCCTTTGTGCTATAGGTGCGGTGACAGGCGGAAGTAATAGTAATTCCAGTACGAAATCTACAAATTCTACATCAAGTAAAAAAGAAGATATACCAAAAGAATACACTTCCGTATCAGTTAATGATATGATGGCAGATCTTGATAACAATGCCATGGGAGCGTCTGATAAATACAAAGATAAATATCTTGAAATTACTGGAAAACTTACAAACATTGACGCTTCTGGAAAGTATATTGACTTGATGGCTGATGGAGACTTTGAGATTATCGGAGTTCAATGCTACATAAAAAATGATGAACAAAAAACAAAAGTAGCTTCCATGACCAAAGGAGAGACAGTTACTTTAAAAGGGAAATGTACAGATGTTGGAGAAGTCTTTGGATATTCTCTTGATATTGATGAAATAGAATAAATAATAAAAAAGCCGGCTCCTGCGACCAACAGGAACCGGTTTTAATAAATAAGATAATCCGGAGAAAATCTTACCTACACCATAATTATATCATCTCCTGGATTATCGCACAAGTAAAAAAAGGAGAATGATAAAATGAATGAATCAGTATGCATCTATCTAAGGAAATCCAGAGCCGATCGGGAAGCTGAGGCGCACGGAGAGGGCGAAACGCTTGCCAGGCATGAACGGATCTTGTTAGATCTTGCAAAGAAAAAAGAGTACATTGTAGGTGCAATTTACCGCGAAGTGGTATCTGGAGAAACTATCGCCGACCGTCCTGTCATGCAGCAACTTCTGCATGAGGTAGAATCCGGTATGTGGGATGGCGTTCTGGTTGTGGAAGTGGAACGTCTTGCCAGAGGTGATACAATTGACCAAGGTGTTGTGTCAAGGGCTTTCCAGTATTCTGACACGAAAATTATTACCCCCACAAAAATATATGATCCAAACAATGAATTTGATGAAGAATATTTTGAGTTTGGGCTATTTATGAGCCGCAGAGAGTATAAAACCATCAAGCGCCGACTGAATGCCGGAAGGATCTCATCAGTAAAAGAAGGGAAATACTGTGGCAACAAACCACCTTACGGATACGAAAGAGTAAAACTCGAAAAAGAAAAAGGCTATACTCTCCGACCTGTTCCGACTCAAGCTGAGATTGTAAAAATGATCTACACCTGGTATTCCGGTGATGGCTGCGAACAAATCGGAGTTGCGAAGATTGCACGGAAATTAAATGAAATGGGAATAGAATCTGCACTGGGCGGTGACTGGACTCCTGCCAGTATACAGGGAATTCTGACAAATCCGGTATACATCGGGAAAATCCGATGGAATGGGAGAAAAACAGTGAAGACTATACAGACTGGTCAAGTAATTAAGACACGCCCACGATCAAAAGATACTCTTATTTGTAATGGATTACATCCGGCTGTTATATCAGAAGATCTGTATAATTCCGTCCAGGAAATACGAAAAAAGAACCCGCCTCGCCCAGTTAGTATAGCAAACTCGATTCGTAATCCACTTGCCGGAATTGTCTATTGCAGCAAATGTGGTCGCGCCATGGTTCGCCGCCCTTATCAAAAGCGCGGGCAGGAAGATACCCTCATGTGTCCATATACGTCTTGCCCCACAGTGAGCAGCAAGCTATCTCTGGTTGAAAAAGCTGTGCTTGATGGAATTAGGGAGATTGTGGAGAAATATAAGTTAAACAATGATATTAATACATCTTCACAGGCTATTGATTTAACAATAATTTCTAAACAAAATCTCATACATGAAAAAGAAAACGAGCTGGAAAGCTTAAACGCCCAAAAAGCAAAACAATATGACCTACTCGAACAGGGTATCTATACCACTGAGGTTTTCCTTGAACGTGCCAAAACAATATCTGCATCTATCCAGTCATGCTCCGATACTATAGAAAAATTAAAAGAAGAAATCAAACATGACGAGAACATTATAAAACAACAGTCGGATTTTATCCCGCGCTGTGAAGAGCTACTTGATAACTATTGGAGCCTTGACACAGAATCCAAGAATAAAATGCTTAAAAGTTTGATTGAAAAGGTTGCCTACTCAAAAGATACTAAAAACGCTTATGGGAAAGGCAACGAGATTGGTTTCCAGCTAGATATTTTCCCAAAAATCCAGAAGAATAATTAATGATATCTTCTATGAACTGACGAACTGGCTCATTGATGTTGTCGGTAATTAAAAAAAGAAATTCCCGGGGAAATTAACCCCGGGATATTTTTACTGCTTCTTAATATATTTTGCAGATACAAAGCCATAATACTTTCCTGCAATACGGATATAATACCACTTACTACCGTTTTTATCTTTCTGGGTAAAATTCATTACTTCCACTTCATTTCCCTGGTTGAGAGTTGGATATTTTTTAATGTTTGGGTACTCAGTTCCAGCCCATGTACGAACATTCAGAACAGTTGCAGTAACATTTCCTTTAAATAGAACCTGGCTCTTGTTTTGCTTGTCTGTGATAGTGGAAGATTCGGAATTTGCCTTTTCTGTCAGATATCCAGTCCAGATCCAGCCAATACCGATACCGGAAACTTTTACATGCGTCCACTTTCCACTTGTTTTTCCATCAATTTCAACAACGGTTCCTTTATTGATTGAACCCATAACATATCCATTCGGTGCCTCGCGGACATACAAATCATTTACTGTTGCTACTCTGGTTCCTGTCTTTTTCCATGTGGCTGTCTCTTCGTAAGACCCCCAGTCAATCCAAACATATCCATCAATGGAAGAATCACTGATTAAATAGGACTTATTTCGGACTGCACCGCCATTTGCTACTACTCCAGCTGCACTAGAAGTATTTCCTTCATTTGTATAGATTCTCGAGCTATCAAAACTCTGCACACTTCCAACATGGGAGCCATTTCGGAAGATTACAAGCGCACCTACCTTTGGAGTATTGTACCAAGTACCTTTTTTCTTAGACCAGTTAGTGATTGATACACAATTGTAAAAACCACCGCCCATAATTTTGAGCGCATTTGTGATTCCAAGAACTTTTGCCAGCTTCCAGAACTGATACTCTGCACACCACGGCTGCCCCTGGCATCCTGGCTGTCCCCAGCTATTTACATCTCTTGCGAATTTGGTGTAATTGTTGTATCCTGCATTCTTTTTAAAATCATCCAGATAGGCATTACTTTTCTTTTCAAGGTACCCGCCGTTGGATGCGTAATAATCACCAAGGTTTAAAAATTCCTGTAATTTGTTCATTATATCATTCCTTTCATATTGATAAGTACATGATACAGCGAGTAATTGTGAATTTCAGCCCCACATTTTATACAATATACCTACCATGATTAAATTTCATAGAATCATGGCTGTTGTTGTCACAAAGGGAGAGTACTGTACTATAATAATACTGTACCCTTTGTGGTGCTTGGAGCTGAGTTTTTTGATTGGTAGTCGGGAACTCAGCTCCCTTTTTGTTGTTCCGATTTTGATATGCTGATTATAGCATATTCATTTTATGTTTGGTAGTGTTTTGTTATTTTTTTCTTGTTTCTCCAATAAACTCTATAGTGAGACTTCTGGCAAGACATTTTCAATGACTCTCAGAGATAATATTTCTGCTAATTCATTCGCAAGATGCATCGTTTTTGGAAAGCTATGTTTAGTATATATGAATTTATATCCTAAAAATTTTTTCAATGATGGTGATATATTGTTTGATTTATCTGTTAGTGCAAAAGAAATGACTTTTGCTGCAATCAATAGCGGATTAGCTGATTCCTATATTCAAGTGTCAGAAAACAAAATCTATTATAAGGGTACGCAGAACAGCAGTCGAATAAGAGGTGAAATTTTATTTCTGGTTAGTTAAAAAAACAACGATCTTTAAAAAAGAATCCGTTTCCGCAAATTCAGCTACCTCAATTACATTAATGGGAAACAAACAATATTTAATTGCATTCTCTAATTCATTTTATTCTTTCCCACGAATTCCAAGTACCTCCGTAGCAAGTACGCGTAGCAATTATTTGACTAGAATAATATATTTGTCGTTGATAATTACGATTAAAGCAATAACCGATGAGTATGCCACCAGATCCTAGTAACGCTGGATGGGCAACGTTTAGAGCGACCGCTCGGTAATATATGGTTGAATCACTTGAAACAATATTGAAAGCCGAATCATCACCGGAATATTTTATACTTTCTTTTAACGAAACAAATGACTTGCTCGTATCACTATTTAGTGCATTTATTGCCCCGATGATTGTCTTGTTACTAGTTTGCAATTCCGAAATGGTAGCCTCGTTTAATTTCTTAGCTACCCACTTCCAGAAAGTGCCAAAAAGAAGTCTTTTGTTTTTTCCGTCTGTGGAATCACGAACCATTACTTCATCTGCATCTACTGGTGTTGCTGTTTTTTCTGTGTAGTTGTTCCATATGTTATTTGCCATAATCTTATACCTCCATTGAAATATGTTGTTTAACAAGTTGCTTTAATTCATTCAATTCCGCTTTCACGGAATCAAGCTCGGATTGCAGATTTTTAACTTTTTCATGCTCGTTTTTTAGCATTGCGAACATACAGGGAATCATAATGCGATAGTTCCAGTTTTCAGCATGTCCTTTTTCGTTATGATCGACAGCGATTGGAAATCTTCGGTCAATATCCTCCGCGATAAACATTGGCATTTCTTTACCGCACCGTTCGTCTTGCTCCATAAGATATCCGTCTTTGTATTTTGCCCAGATTACCTTGACTCTATATAGGTCTTCTAGTTCGTCTTCTTTTACGGTTTTCCCGAGTACTTTATAATGCATAGAGGATGACGCAATTGTTCCGACATCTCCATTATTATTTTTCCCCAAGTTACTACCGGTTATAAGCTTAGGCATTTCTGGCACATTGAGAGTCAGAGAACTGCTTCCGGTTGTCTCAACTTTCATCCTAGATACTGTTTTTAAAAGAAGACCAGCTTGTTTACTCTCCAAAACAGTCCAATATCCATCAGAGTATTGCGCGGATAAATCAAGAAGTCCATGAACAAGGGAGGAATCGTAACCAGCCGTAGCTACGGATTCGTTTATCTGGAACCACTCTTTTCCCTTGAAGTTTTTAAAGCCAACCGAGTTATCTATTTGAGCTATTATATTTCCATTCGCGTCGTACACCTCAAAGGTGCCATATCCATTATTTGGACCGCCAAGCTTTAACGTTCCGCCCTTCGCATAAGTGAACGAAATATATAACTGGTTGCCCTCTTTATAAATTCCTTTCATGGAACCATTATTTGTAAGAAGATTAAATATCTCTTCGTGGGTAAGTGCGTCCACATCTATCACTACAGGGACAGATTGCATATCCAGCTGATTTGTAGTTCCATCTGCTGCATACAAGATAAATCTAACAGACACAATGCTTCTATCCAGTGAGCTAACAGTATAACTTTTACTCGGCTCATTTACAGTTGAAACCAATACGTTTGTAAATGTAGAGCCATCCGTGGAAGTTTGCACATACCATCTACCGGAATATGCTGTTCTTGTAGCACTGTCACCATCTCGATAATAAGCTTTTGCCGTAATTGTACTTGGTACAATCTTATCATCCTGTCCTCGCTTTAGGATATTGGATGAAAGCTCGATAAAATATGTCCTGCCAGGTACACCCTGTTCTCCTTTTTCGCCCTGTTCACCCTTTATCTTTGTCCATCTATATTTTGTCGGGTCGATGGAATCATCCGGCGTGTCGTAATCAGTATATTGGCCAATATACTGCTTTCCGGCACTGACAACTACATCAAAGCCAGTTTTTCCGTCAGCACTGTTCGCATAAGCTATGTGGAAATATGGCGTCTTTCCGTCCGCACCTGCTTTTCCAGGGATACCTTGTGCGCCATTCGCGCCTTTTACAAGTGTCCACGCGTAATCATCTGGATTAGTACTATCTTGCTCGGTAAAATCCGCATACATACCGATATACTCACGATTACTGTCCGACACAGAGAAATCTGTTTTTCCATCCGCAGAATTCGCATAGGCAATGTGTGTATAACTTGTTTTTCCATCTTTTCCGTCTGCTCCATCCTTGCCATCAGAACCGTTTTCCCCATCAGCACCTTTGTATCGGGTCCATGTATAATCAGCCGGATCATCACTTTCCGTTGGCGTTTCCTTATTATTTGCAATTCCGATATACGCAACATATTCTGGCTCCAGATAGATTGGATTTCCTACAGTATCACATATTGTATTCCCATCTGTATCAATCCATGGAACAGTATCTGGGTTATCTGACATATCTTCGCCGTTTGGCATAGAAGCGTATTTAATCCAGGTATATCCATTCTTTCCGGGCCGTCCATCATCCCCGCGAAATTTCGCCCAGGTATAGGCAGCTGGATCCGTGCTGTTATCCTGTAAATAATCTGTGTAAGTACCAATATAAATATCTGGTGTCTCTGTCATCTGTTCAGATGTTGGATTTTCTACCGGAGCATATTTAATATGCAAATACGGCGTTTTACCATCCGCCCCGGGAGTTCCAGGAATTCCTTGTTCTCCTCTCGGTCCTTGTGGGCCTTGAATACCTTGTTCACCTTGTGGTCCCGGTATGCCTTGGTCTCCTTTTGGCCCCTGGAGACCGTCAACACCATTTGTACCATTTTTCCCAGCATAAATTTTAGCCAGCGAAAATCTCTTAACTACTGATAGAACACTGGTATATGTTGCTTTAATATCTACCCATCCGTCATCAGCGGATAATGCTGTTACCGTGTATGCCTTGGTCGCATTATTCCAGGATCCTGTTACGCTATCCGATTTAATAATTGTAAATTTACAATCAGATGTAATATCCTGTGTTCCGTACATCACGACTGCCTGTGTACTCACGTTGCTCGGAAACGTTCCGTAATTTCCATCAGAATCAACAGAAATACCTTGGTATTCGTTACTCAACTGCAAGGTCATGTTCTTGGCAAGGGCCGCCGCTTCCTGCGCCTGTTTAGCCGCTGTCAATGCATCTTCAGAATCCTGTAATGCTTTTGTTACGTCCGTATCTTTTAATCTTTCCCAGTAATACCCTTTTCCATCATTGCGGAATCTGTAAGCATGGCTGTCTCCATCATAATACAGATCACCTACATGCTTACTCATTTCTGTATCAGTTAGCCACTCGTTTGCCGGGTAATTGCTAAGTGTAGGTGCAGGAGCCCCGGTCCAGGTATTGATATTTCCGTCAATCTGACCTTGCATACTGTTTAACAGTCCGTCCAAAGGTGATGCACCGATTCGCACGGATGCGCCGTCAATTACAATCTGGTTATTATCAATATCGGCTGAAAAGATAATTTTTCCGTTTGTGTCACGCACGATCAGCGCGCCGGCATTGATGTAGCTTGCATTGATTCCCTCGGCGTATAGCAGTCTTGTAATCATTTCTCCTGTAACAGTAAATCCATAAGGATAGGTTTTTCCACCATCTGTAGAAATTCCAATGGCTTCCGCCGTGAGTTTCCATACAATATCTGATTCTTCCAGAGTCGGCTTATTGTGCATATAATAGATTACACTACCGTCGTCCTGTGGATCTTCTGTCATATAAAGCCCGCCAGACTCCTTAAGCGTATTTGCTAGCCTTTCAACGGCTTTTTCGCGCTCTGTGCGTTCATCCTTAACAAGTTGTCTAGCTTCTACTAGTGCTTTTGTAGCTTCCGACATATATGTGCTGCTATTTCGGATTGGATCATCTGCCTGCGTTTTTACAGTGGTAATGCCATTTAACGGAGATGATACATCAGTGATTGGTGTAAGATATCCATTGCCGTTTCGATCAAAACTGCGTGCCATATCACCAAATTCTAACAGAGGATTATAAAGCAAATCCCCTTGCAGATTTCGGAATTTAGCTCCGACCAAATTACCTCCAATCCATGCCGCCACAGTTCCGAGGTCACTGTCAGACAGAAGATTGTTTTCTAACTCCAACACATATCCAGCAGTTCCAAACAGGGATTCCGATTCTTTGTTTTTTACTCTGATACCAGTAATTACAATATCATCACTGGAAAGAGTTGGGCTATTCACGTAATCCTCTAATTTAAGTGGAACCAAGGAGCCGTTTTCGACAGCTCCAAAATTCCACTTAATAAATTGCAAATACCCTCTATTGTCAATCCTGGCGTTTGCTGTCTCCAACATTGCCGCCCAACCGATCAATTGGCGGAATGTCATATTATCTGGGAGCGCTGTGACAATTACATTTCCATGTGCCATAGAGGAAAACCCCATAGGGATATTCAAACTCTCGCAAGCGTCTCTTACCAGCGCCATAATCGGCTGTGGAAGCGTCAGAGCACTATAATATTTAGCATTGGTTTTATACATGTCATCCATCGCCGTAAAGCTCAATATTTCACCGTATTGCTCTGGCGTGGTAATTGTATAGACGCCCTTGTCAATCGTCTCGTATCGGTCTTCTGAGGCGGCTCTGGAAAGGACTATGCTGTTTCCATCAGTATCGAGAATTGGCTCATAAAAATCATCCATCCAGATTGATTCACTAGCTGATTCTGCAACAGAAGTCTGAAGCTTCAAATATGCATGCACTTTAGCTTGATAGAAATTATAATCTTTCCACTGATCCTCTGTGTTATCGAGTTCAAGTCTCATCGTTTTGCAGACTGTAGCGCCGACCGGGAAGCTACTACTCTCCGCACAATCGGAAAAGTCATTGTTGCCGATCATAATCTCGTTTTCAAGTGTCTTTGTTGTTCCGTCAGCAAAGGTGATCTCCACGATTTCAATTACTTGCTCGCCATCCTGCAATTTTTCTTTAAAAGTATTTGATACATTAATCAAGTGGATTCACCCCCTGCATATTAAATGATATTTCGGAATAGTATTCCCCAACTTGTTTTATGTTGTAATTCATTTTTCCCACGTAAAACTTTTCTGAACGCCATTCATTTTTGTGTGCTAACCAGTGATGTAAAATGAACGGCTTTCCTTTAATAATTGCATTTACCAGATTAGTTGATTTCTCATCAACCGGCACATTGGTGGCTTTATAGCTATATTGCATAACTGTAAAAAGCGGAGTTATTAGCGCAACTCCTTTTTGAGTTCGATTACTTCCCTCCGAATAGGTGGTCTCAAAGTTACACTGCATATCCTCATCTGGTTGAGGGATGAGAAGCCCATTTATTTTATATCTATCAGTTATTGATTTACTTATTGAAAATGCCACATTCTCACCCCCTATGCCAATTCAAACGGATTTGTACCGCTTGCATCACGTCTTAACTTTGCTTCGTCAATCATCTCATCAAATATGGTTCGTCTGTTGAGCTGTGCGGTAAATCTATAGCTTCCGCCAGACTGCTGTCCTCCAGTTTCTTCCCTTACAATCTGCCTTAACAATTCTTCTGGTGCTTCCAGGTTGCGACCATTCTTCTGATCTCCAAGCACTGCAAGGAACTCTGATCTTGGCGGGATAACGGCACCTTTTGCAAGATATGGAATTGTAGGAACTCTTGGGAAATTAGCTGTAAATCCAATTGTCCTCGAACCAAAAGGAGTTGGAACCTTCCACGGTCCAAATGTAAATGCTGATTCAATGCCGCCAATTGCACTGTTTACAGTTCCAATAGCGCTGTTTGCAATTCCGATCACCTTGTTTAATATATCTTTGATGGTATCACGTATACCCTCAAACGCCCTTCTGACCGTATCTCTGGCACTTGTAAATTTATCCACGATTGCATCATGAATAGCACTTACTTTTCCGTCAACAAACGTTTTTATTTTTCCCCATATAGATGACGTTTTTTCTGACACGGAATCCCAAATTCTTGTAATTTTAGACTTTATTCCGTCAAATACTGTCGAAACTGTAGTTTTTATTGCTTCCCATGTATTAGACAGCCATGTTTTTATAACATTCCATACTGTAACAGTAACTGTTTTTATTGCGTTCCAAGAAAGAGAAATGATACTTTTTATTATTGTTAATGCGGTTTTTACTATTCCATTAATAGCTTCCCAGGCTCCAGATATAATATCTTTTATAAGGTTCCATGTACCTCTTGCAGTTTCTTTGATTCCGTTCCATGCTAGTTCCCAATCGCCTGTAAAAACTCCTTTCAGAAAATCAATAACTCCGCTCAGGACATCTAATACATCTCCAATAATTTTAATAACGGATTTTATTGCCTCTATAACAGTGTCGCCAATTACATTTGCAACGTCTGCTATTACTGGAATTGCATTTGATACAATCCAGCTAATTATTGGAACTAAAATATTTTCCCAAAGCTCTTTTAAGATATCTATTAATTTGCCGAGAAAAGTTTGGACTTTTACAAACATTTCTCCCAATTCCCCATCCATAAGCTCTTTTATCTTAGAAGCTAAACCTTGCATAACTGGAAGAATATATGTGTTATATCCATCTATTAAAGTTCCAAAAATGGTTGAAAGTCCATTAGCTATTGAATCAAAAAAAGGTTTTAAATGCTCATCGTATAATGCGGTCACTAAATCGGAAAGATTTTGAATAACTGTCGATAATCCATCGGTTATTGTTTCGATAACCCCAAGTGTTCCTTCGACTGCGCTTTTTAATATATCCTTATTATCAATGAACGGCTGTGCGATCATATTCAGCATATCTCTTCCAAGTCTTGCACATAATCCCATAGCAGTCATTGAGATATTTGAGAATATCCCTATGATATTGGCTGTTATCTGCTGCGCAATTTCTCCACCAAATGCAGAAAATACCTCTGCTAGAGCGGATGAAAAATTTCCTTCAATTTGAGCAACCTCAGATCCAATATCAAACATATCAATTAAATATGTTTTTATTCTACTGGTGTTTTGCTTTAGAAATTTTTCTATTCCTCCAATAAGATTTTGAGCAATTGTTATTCCAATCCTCGAAAAAGATCCAGATACTCTTCCAATGGAATAGGCAAATGTATCTAAAAAATCACTTGCCGCTCCAATTACTTCTGGATCAGTAAATATATTCTGCAAGGATTTCCCGATAGAGTTAATATTTTCCTTAATATCATCAAAAATCGGTTTGTAATCGCCTAGTCCATCCCAGAATCCTTTTGATAGCAATTTGGCTAATTTTTTAAACTTCTTTATTATGGAATCAAGCGGCTTGGACATTTTTTTAATAGTCGTTTCGCCTTCTGCAAGTTTTCCGTAATCCACATTGCTTACTGCACCAGATAATCCTCCAGACGCTCCACCACTCCCGCCAGATGAAGATGGTATGGAAGAGCTACTATCTGTAGAGGTAGCTTTGTGTATTTCGTCCAATGAAGAAAGATAATTTTTTGTTTCTTTATTTGCCTTTTTCGTTGCCTTAGCATTATCGTTTGTGGCATCTGCCAGTTTCTCTGCATTATCGGCTGCCTGTCCATACTGATCTGCCGTATCTGCAACTGTATCTGTTCCGGCAAGCCCTGCGCCGCTTCCACCTGTCTGACCTGATGATTTCTTGCCAGTAATAAGCTCCGTGAATGACTTAAATGCGTTTGCCAGAGTCGCCAGTTTGCCGAGAAGAATATTGATTACTTTCAGAACAGGTGTAAAAATATTAATCAGCCCTTGTCCGACTGTTGCCTTGAGGGACTGCAACTGCAACTGCATCACTCGCACCTGGTTCGCCCAGCTGTCAGAAGTACGAATGAAGTCTCCAGATGCGGCTGATAACTGTTTCTGCACAAAAGCCAATCGGAGAGCAACTTTCTCCTGTTCGGTCATGGCAGATGTGGTTTTGCCATAGCCGTTTGCAAGTGCGTATTGGTCAAGTGCCGACTGGGTCATTACCACGCCGAGGTCCTTGAGCGTTTCTGTTTCGCCCGTAAACACTGATTTTAGCTTGATATAAGCCAAGTCTTGACTGATATTGTAAAATGATGCTACGTCACCAGTAAGCTGTGTCAGAGCCGTTGACATATCATAAGCCTGTGCCTCTGAGAATCCGAATGACTTAGACATTGCTCCGAACGTACCAACATACCTTTTTGCCATTGTCTCTGACAGTCCGGCTGAGACCATTGAATTCTTTGCAAATTCATTGACCTTATCCGACATGGTGGTAAATGTAACATCGACCACATTCTGAACTTCTGCGAGGTCGGAACCAAGGGCAACGCACTCTTTTCCAAACTGTACTAACTTACCAACTGCAAAAGCCCCACCAATCAGTAGACCGATTTTTTTTACAGCACTACCAAGGCTGTTAAATGACTGTTTAATCCTTGATACTCCATTATCAATTCCAGATGTATCAAACTTGGTATCAATAATAATTGAGCCATCAGCAGCCATGTGTCCACCTCCTAACTATTTGAGGTTCAACATCTCATTCAGCTTATCTTTATAAGCTTGCTCCTCATCGCTGAGACGTGTTTTTATATCAATAATGTTCTTGTTCTCTTGATAGAATTTCTTTTCCCATTTATCGAGCTTTTCGCCCTTCGCCTTTTTAGAACGGATCCCAACCACTGTATTAAAAAGGCATTCACCGGATTCCATAAAGTATCCAAAGAACGTCCACCAGTGCATGTATGGAACGGCTCTGATTTCTTTACCAGCAACCTTGTTTACAGCCGGAACGATCATATCTCCGTCTTGTTTCCAGTCCATCAAGCGAGGTTTGGGTTTATTCGGACTATCGTCAACTTGACCACAGTCAATAAACTCGCAAGCTTTCCGACAAGCTTCTACAAGATGTTCTGAGGGTATGCTTTGCCAATCCTCGAACAGAATCTGCAACATAACAACTGCTTTTGCCTGTTCGTCTAACTCTGGATCATTCTGCGCAATGAGAATATCAATGATTGCTCGAAAATCCGTTCTGATAGAAAAATCCACCCCACTTATGTTCAGTGAGGTGGGAAGCTCATAGGCGGTCATTTTTCATATTTCTCCGTATACTTGTTAACTGCTGCCTGCATTTTCTTTTTTCTCTTTTCAATTTCCGGTGCGATTGCTTCTGCGATCTTGTCCAGAACGATATAAGCAAATACCTGGCCATTACCGAATACAGTTGTTGCGGTAATTGGTTCTTTAAACAGGTCTTTTGATGCTTCGTAGCCAAGCAGATAGTTGATCTTATCTTCGAGCTGTTTATTTAACTCTGCCATTTCTTTTCCGGAAGTAACTTTCTGAATAGAATCTTTGAATTGTTCAAAATATTCTGTCAGCTCCTCTGCACGTGCTGCTACATTGATATCGGTCGGATTCAGTTTGAAAGAAGAAAAAACTTCGTCTTTGTTATTTGTGAATGTAAAAATGAGAATTCCATCATCAATTTTGGTGTTAATTATTTTTGCCATTTAGCATGTCCTCCTTGTATATGTGTTTATTCACTGTCAGCTGTGAATGTACCGGAACTGATATCAAATTTTCCTTTTACACGCTCACCAACGTAGTTCACAGTAAACGGAATCTGATAGCCGGATGTATCGCCGCCATAGGAAGTCGGTACAACGTAGCAGTCCTGCTGGTATGCTTCATACTTGCCTGCCGTGGCTTCTGTCCAGAGATGAACTTCAACTGCTTTTGTTTTGAGGTTGTCGTCTTTGAGACGTCCATCTACAATCTTCTGCAATGCTGTAAACAGATCAGAAGTAGTGTCTGCATAGAACGGATCAGCGTCAGAAGAAACTTCATAGCCGTTGTGTTTAAATGTGGATTCTCCAAGAATGTTTTTAGATGTTTCAGTATCTGGATTGAGTTCTACGTTATACTCTTCCAGATCTTTTCCAAGACGCTCATATTTTGGTGTCAGCCCTCTACAAAGAGAGCCGGCATCAATGTAATGAGCCATATATTTACGGTCAATTTTTCCTGTAACTGGCATAGAAATGTCCTTTCTGCCTATAACTTTAAAAGGCTGTGTAGGTTAGCGACTATCTCCAATTGATAGCCGGTTGTTACTTGTTATATTGCTTCGTAAGTATTTTCGTAGCGCACCGACAATGGTAACAACCAGTCCTGTACGCCGCTCTCCTGCGGTTCTAAACCATAGGAGTTGTCACGTGTGATACGTTTTATCACTCGCCCCTGTGAAAGCTCTGGAAACACATTTAAGCGCGTCTCAGAGCCGTTTATGATAACTGGTTCCCGGCATATCCATTTACCGAGATTGTCCAGGAACTTCTGAACAGATAACTTCTGCCGTTCTTTGTCTGATGCCGTGCGGTAAACCACATAAAATGGGTACTGGCATACCTGATGCATCACTCCGCATACATCTTCCTTTTCCGAATAGATTAAAGCTCCGTTGTCTGCCGAGAAAGCGATTCCGGAATCTTTGCCGAGTTCTTCAAATTTGATTGTTTCATTTTCGTATAGCCCTGGATACTGATTCAGAAGTGCTTTCATGGCATCTGTCAAAATCTCATATCCGGTTGCATCTTTTCCGATAGGTTTATCCGCCATGTCTGCCACCTCCTGCCTGTGCTTTTACCTTGCGAAGCCATGTGTCACCGTATTGTCGCTTAGCAGCATCAAACCACTTTGCCTGTGCTCGTGGATGAGCCTGTTTGGTGTATTCAAGATTTTCCTTTGCGGCTGTCTGACCAGAAAACTGACTGACAAGAACTTTCTTTGCTCCACGTCTTGCGTAGGGACTTCCAGTTGCTTCATCAACCATTCCTTTCCCCTCGTACAGAAAACGTCCATAAGGAGCCGCCGCCGCACATACTTTCCCAGTTCCTTGCAAGGATGCACTCTCAACTCTTGTCCGGTTGATAAAGTCCCCTGTAATCATCGGCATGAACGGAACCATACTGTCCATAACCATTCCATCAAGGAGATACTGGGCTTCTTGGTATTGCCTAGAAAATCTATCCATATTCAGTTTGATTTTCATATCTCCGTCAACTACGGAGAATCCTTTGAAATGATGAATTTTGCTCATATTACTTACCAAGAATCTCGAAGTGAGGAATCAGTGTATACGGACCGCCTACACTGGTAATCTTGAACACGTTGTCCTTATTCTCGTTCATGTACTGATAGAATCCATTTCGGTAATCACTTTCAGTGACTGTTCCACCAGTCCACTCACCCTCCCAGAAGAACGATTCATCTGAGAATGTGATAGTATCTTCCAGAGCGTTGTTAATCTGCTGTTTCCACTCTTTAGACGGCACCCATGGAAGAATCTTTCCGTCTTTATCAGTAATGGTTATATCGCCATTCTGGACAGTATATCGGATGTGTAACTGTGCGTTGTCTGTTACGTCTGGTCCGTACTTTTTAAGGATTGCTCCTTTATCGGTAACGAGATCGACACCGGATAGTACATGAGGATACCAGTACGCATCTCTTGTTGTCGGACTCTCATAATAATTGAAAATCGTCAAAGTTTTTTCGTACATGATACCCTCTCCTTAATTATTCTTTCTGCACTGTTTGCTTGATAATCTGATTCACACCAGTGGCCGACAATCCATTAAACATACCGACTGCAACCGCCGTGATATAATCCGTTGCCGGGAAATTCGGGATAATTCCCATTCCGACTGCTCCGAGAATCCCGCCAGTAACCGCCATGATTACTGGAATCCATTCATCAGAGATTCTTTTTGATGCCTTACAGCCCATTCCTACAATGTAGCAGATCATAACGATTGCTATACATGAGCCAAGCGTTGAAATGTCCATAATCATACCTCCAAATCAACTTTTTCCATAACTGCCCTTGCTTCCAGAACAGCAATATAATCCGTCATTGCTCTTACCTGCATATTGTAAGTGCTTCTCGGACAAGTAGGAGTAAATGGGAGTTCTCCTTTATCCCATTTTTCAAGCATGTTCGCAAGTTTCTTATATCGAATAACCACCTGCATATACTCTGCCTTAAAGCGTTCCTTGTAATCTGCACTATTCATCATTTCAACGGTCTGTTTTAATTCCATCATTTCTATCACACTCCTGCATACAATACTGGTATCCCATCATCCGTCCTTACTCCCATCAGAAGCGGCAAAGCCGTCTTTAAGAGTAAGTCGTTCGTTTTCTGTACGTCTCCAGCGGCGGCATACACTGCGCTCCATTCCTTTGCACTTGCTCCGATCTGCTGTGGCGTTGCATAAGAGATGGATTCACTGCCAGATGATACAGATGTTACAATGCCTGTCGTGCTACCACCAGACCCGATTGCAGTTGACGTACCGCTCACAGCGGCATTGGTAGCATTCTTCTCAGCAAGCTCAATCTGATACATTAATTCAGCCAGTGAACAGACCGCCTTTTTAATACGTTTCTGTGAACGCTTATCAGCTGGCAGTCCGTCCACCAAATTATCAAATGTCAATGTATCAATAAAATCGCTGGCTCTGGCTGCCAGACGATCAAAGTCAGCTTTTGGCACGACATTGCCATAATAGGATTCTGTGTAAAAATCATAATCTGCATAAGCCATGCCAGCTACCTCCTAATCGATCATCATTTTGCTGTTACGCTTGCACTTCCGGCGTTCAGTGCTTTGTATGTTCCATCACACTCAACCACTGTAATCTTCTGTCCGGTTGCTGCTGTGATATCGGCTTTTCCATCCCAAGTACTCCAGTTTCTGAGATTCTGTCCATATCCAACAGTTACTGCATCTGCTGCAACTTTGTATTTATATACGTTGTTGGCATTTTCCTTAGTCGGATTTACGGTAATTTTTGTATCACCGCTTGCTGTTCCAGCCACGGAATTTACTGTCAGAGTACCAAGTGTTGGTGTCTCATCAATGGTGATTACTGCGATTGCGTCAATGTACTCCGCAAAAAGAGTAAGTCCCATAACTGCAAACGCCTCGGAAACTGCTGTGTGGTAGTTGCCCTGTGTATGGAATCCGATCAGATTCGTCTCGCCAGATACGGTGTATACAAGACCTGCTCTTGCGAAATCGGACTCGTTCGGGTCAACATAGTAAAGTACGATGTTCTCGACAGGGGTAGCGATAACCTGCCCTCTCGGGATTTCACTGTCGGACAGTAAGAAAATCGTATTGAATCCCATAAAATCTTTCATGTACTGGAAGCCGAACTGATTCTGAATAGTGATCTCAGCTGCTCCGAGGTATTCATATACGTCAAGAATATTCACAAATCCAACAACGCCAGTCACATTTCTGTGCATCTGCTTGAATTTGTTCTCTACACGGCCTTTAGCCATCGCCAGGGCCATCTGGAATGTTGTTTCTGTGGAAGTAAGTGTACCGGTTTTCAGATAGTCATAGAATCTGCCGGTAACGTCAGTCTGAAGCTGGAAAAGGAACTCATCGTCAGTCATCTGAACAGCGTTCTCATAACCGTGATCCTTGATTGCTTCAATGGATACAGCCTTTGCGTACTTCTCGATAGTCATTTCCGCATAGTCCTTTTCTTTTACAACGAATTTGCTGTAAGGGATTTCCTCACCCTCACCAACTTTTCCGCTCTGTAAAGTACCCTCTGCGTATTTGGACTTGAGTACAGCACCCGGCTGCTTTTTGATAGGTCTCATGATACCCAGAATATCACGTAAGTGCTGCCAGTTTCTTTCGAATCTGGTAACAAAGTCAATCTCACGTGCTGTGACATGAATATCATTAGTCATAATAAGATTTGTTTTTGCTGGCATAAAAAAATCCTTTCTACCCATAATTGTTAAGGTATTGGGTTAGCGGCTATACTCTGGCGTATAGTCGGTGTAAAAATCACTGGAATAACTGGATGTTCTGGGCGATCGCCGCCTGCCTTTCGGATGGGTCTTTGATTGCTTCAATATCCTTCTTTGTCATGCTTCCTGGTGTCTGCTGCTGCCCAACATGTGTTGTAAATCTTGCCTGGTTCTGCTGAGCCTGCTGCTGAGATTCATCCACGAAAGCGGATGCGTCAGACTGTTTCATCTGCTCAATCAGATCATTCAGCCCAAGGATTTTACCGTTTTTCAGTTTCAATCCGGCTTCTTTAATGTCTGCCATGACTGATTTCTTAGCTGCTTCGCTGGAAAACTTAACATCGTCGAGTGCCGCTTTCAGAGCGTCTGAGAAATCACGGTCGTAGATTTTTGCATTGAATTCTTTCTCTGCATCCTCGGCTTTTTTCTTCCATTCAGCAAGCTCTGTCTGAATGTTCGCCGGGTCGATACCGTCAAAGCCTTTTAAGGTTTCTTCTGCTGTCTCAGCACGTTCTTTCCAGTTATCTCGTTCTCCCTCAACTTTTGACAGAGTTTTTGCAACTTCTTTTGCATTCTTGTAATTCTCAGAAAGTGCCTTTTTCACATCTGCCTGTTTATCCTCCGGGATTTCAATTCCAAATGATTTTAATGTGTCAATAAGTTTCTGCATATATCCTCCTGGTCGTGTTTATTGACCTGCCGCCGCAGGTAAATGGATTAAGCCAGTTAGACCACTGGCAAGGTAATGGGAAAG